TACAATCACCATCCTGGTAAACAATTGAATCATCCATTAATTTCAATTCTTGAGATCCTTTGATCCCTTGCTGAATTGTTACATATTGTAATGTGCGAGCTTCAGTAACTGACTTAACAATTAAGTCTTCTCTTTGCTCATCAACATAAGCGGCAAGACCAGAAACATCCCAGTCAAATTTGCCTTTAAGGTACTTTTTTAATGACATTTTATTTATACTTTAGAATTTTTTAAAAATAGTTGTCTGGCTGTCAAGTTGCCAACTTTGCTGAATTTCTCAGCTTCTTTGGTTTCCACAGATGGTTGAGCTTTGAAAGCCTCGAATTCACTTTTCAATGAACTCAACTCATTAACCAATGTTGCGTTATTTTCTGCAATAGCCTTAGTCATTTCTGCTAAGCCTTCGACAGCTTTTGAGAATGCCTCAAGTTTTGCATTTACAATTGATTCAACTTGCTCTGCACTCATTGACTCAGCACTTGTTTCCTCAACAGCAACCTCTCCATCTCCTTCATTTTCTCTCTCATCAATTATCTCTGTGATGATACCTTCTGCATCAACAACAATTGATACACCGGCAAGCTCACCAGATAATGCATGAGTTCCTTCTGGAGCTGGAATCATTTCGCCATCAGCAACAACAAATACTGGCATGCCAACCTCAAGAGCTTCATACTCTATCACAGTTGTGCCATCAGCCAAAGTTGCTTGTTCAAATCTTTCAACGCTTTTTGAGAATTGTGCTTTCATTTCAGCAATCAATTCCTTAATAGTTTGTAATTCTTTGTTCATGTTTATTATAATTTATTGTTCGAAAATACCTAACTCTTTAAGCTTTGCCTCTGCCCATCTCTTTCCAGCAAGTCCACCCCATAATAAATATGAGATTGTTCCACATGCTGAATTGTCATCTGGATTATAATACTCCTCTGCTCTTGACAGATATGAATACATCCTCTTGATGATGGCCACTGAGACAGTTTGCTTGTTTGCCAAAGTCGTTGCTCTTAAGCGGCCAACTCTTGTTGCACATTTATTTCCATACTTTTGGTTGAGCTCAATTCCTTTCTTAGCATTGTTGCTCACAGCTTCTGGATAGTCATTGTAAAATCTTATGTATTCCTGGACTGATTTAAGCTCTTGATAAATGTAAGCGAATTCATGCTCCCATCCTTTGCCAGTCTCAAGCAATTGGAATACTCCCTCAATTGAGAAGCCAGTAAACATTCCAGCCTTGGCTGCCTCATATACATCTTTATTGGTTACCTTGTAACTCACAATCCATGATCCATCATTTTCATTCTTGAATCTTTCTGGAGCTGTGAATCCTTTTGCCTCATCAATGATATAACTCATGATCATATAGATTCCATCAACCACTCTCTTGCTATCATGCTCAAGATTTACATTGTTGAAATTATCTCTGCGAGCATAGTCAAATACAATATCCTTGATTGCTTGCTTTGAAAAGTTCACATAATACTCTTCATTAGTCTGAGGATCTCTTCGATATATGGGAGTATCTGCAGATATAGCGACTCCAGTGATGACTTGCTCCTCATCATTGAATTGATAAGCAATCTTTTTGCTGAATGTCTCAAATGATTTCTCATGTGCTGGATTGGCTACCAATGAATTGAATGATACTGTTGTTTCTGGATCATCAAGATCAATCACAATATCATAAAGAGGTAATTCTCTAATCATAAATATTATGTAAATTTGTTCGAAATGGTTTTTGTTTATCCATATCACAGCAAGTCTGAATCTGACTTTGAAATCAACCAATCAATCAGATGGTTGAGATTAATATATCCAGATTCAGAGATATGGACAGTTGGTAAATCTGTTGCTGGAGCCAATAATCTGCCATGCACTCAGCACAATAATATCAGAGGATGTGATGTGACAAATAGGATTCTGACTTTTGCAAGGAATATTGGAGGTGATTTCATCTATATGAACAAAGATTTTTTCATTACAAAGATATGGCAACCTCATGTGGCCATTAACATGGGATCAATAGTTGTCAATCCAGAACATCCTCCACATACACAGATTGCTCAACAGAATACTTTGGAATTCTTGAAACATAACAGCTTTACTGCGTACAACTATGAGACACATACTCCAGTTATGATGAACAGCAAAAAGCTGATTGATCTATTTGACAATATCAACTGGCAGAATGACAACCATTTCATAAAATCAATCTATTGTAATGTGTACAAAGTTCCATCAAAGGAAGGATTTAATTGCAAGGTATCTGTGCCATCCATTGACAAAGCAAAAGAATTGATAGCCTTACAAGGATGTTTCTCAACTGGTGATAATTTCTGGACACAAAATAATTCCAATTGGATTAAAATTAAAATGTAGTTTTAGCTTCTTGTAATTGAACTTTGTTTTGTGTATTTGTGATGTCAGATTCCAAGACAACAACTTGTGTTGTGGTTGTTTGACCTTGTTGACCTTGCCCAAGTTGTGTCAAGTCAGTTGTCTGAGTATTGGTATTGGCTGTGAATGAACTTGCACCGGCACCAGCTTGACCTCCTCCTCCTCCAGTTGATAATTGTGGTGGAGTTGGTGCAGTTCCTGACTGATATTTTTGATTCATAACAGCCAAGGCTTGAGTCAATCCAATAAGACCAGCACTTGCAATGGCAGCAATACCAGCTGGAGATGGTGGTGGCCCAAACTGAGCAATCCCCTTAACAATTGCACTGGCTGTGTCGATAGCAATCTGTGCAAGCTTCAATGCTTTATCTCTGTTGAATTGAGCTTTCTTGATTTTCTCTTCCTCCTCATAGGCTTTGAGTTGGACATCATATTTTTGCTTAGCAAATTTTTCCTCAATCTGTTTTTTCTGATCAGCCGTTAATCCTTCTTGATTCAATTCAGCTTGTAACTTAGCATCCAAGTTTGCAAGATCAGCATCTCGATTCTCTGCAATCTTATTCAACCTGGCTTGATCAATTTCATTCATCAAAGCATTCAAATCCTTCAATTGATTCAATGCCTCTTGAGCTCCCTCAATTGCTTGAGTCACTCCCTTAAGTTGCTCCTCTCTTGATTTGATTGCATTCTCTTTCTCAATATCAGAATACCTCTTATCAATCTCAGCTTTTTTCTTTTTATATTTTTCAGTCAGTTGATTCTCTCTATCAAGATAAGTTTCCTCATCAATGAGACCAGCTTTCAAAGCATTCAATGCAATATCTTTCTCACTTTCATAAGTAGCTCTCAGATCCATTAATTCATTGTCCTTATCTGAATTGAAAAGCCTTGTATATTTTTCTCTGATCTCTCTCTTTTTAGCTTCTGTCTCAGCCAATTTTGCAAGCTCAATATCAGAATATTTTTTTATCAAATCAGCTTTGTCAATTTGGAATTGCATCTCAACTTGAGCCTCAAGAGCTTTATCTCCATGAGCTTGTTCAAGTCTTTTGTCTGATTGGATGACAAGCTCTTGTAATTCTTTCTCAAAACCTGCTTGCATCAATTCCATTGAAAGAGCAAAGCGATCATCTTCCTCTTTTATTCTTTTGTCATTGGCTGCCTTCTCAGCTTCTGCAATTTCTTTTAATCTCTTGAGTTCATCCTCTTTTTGTTTTTTGATTCTTTCTTTGCGTTTCTCATAAGCTGCCTTATTTGCATCATCTCTTTTTTTATCTTCCTCAATCTGAGCAATGGTTAAATCTTGAGCATTCTTTTTGTTTTCTTTGTATTGTTCATAAGATGCCTTCTTTGTTTCTTTGAGTGACTTCTCAAGTTTCTTAGCTCGATCACTATCTGCATCTCCAGTTCTTTTAAGCAATGCAATCTCTTCCTCATAAGCTCTGATCTTTTGTTTCTGCATTTCAAGAATTGATCTACCAGATTTTAATGCTGCTTTGAGTTTCTTTTCCTCCATCTCCTCTGTATTCTTTCCAGCTGCTTGAGCTTTTCTGATTTCAAAGGATAGATTGTCATCCACAGCTTGAGCTTTCTTTTTCTCAGCTGCAATCTTTTTGTTCATCTCTTTTTCTGTGGAATCTGTCTTGGCCTTGGCATTAGCTTTCATCTTGGCTGTCTGAGCATCATCAATGATTCCAAAATATTCAAGAGCTTTAACTGCACCATAAATAGCTCCGACAAATATTAACAAAGGACCACTTACCAATCCTAAAATAACTGCAGAAAGAATTTTTATTTTTGGTCCAAGTTTATCAAACCAATTATAAGCTTTGATAACAGCTGCAGATACCTTATCAAAATTTGCAATCAATAAACCAACAGCAACCACAATAGCACCAATACCAGTGCCAATCAATGCTAATCTAAATAACTTCATTGCTGTTGTTGCTCCTCCAGTTGCTGTGGCAAGTCCAACATTTGCACCAGTCTGAGCTTGTGTAGCCGCAACTCCAGCCAATGCTGGAGCAATACTGCCAGTCATTATAAAATTCTTAGCTTTCTCAAGTCCATTTCTTAATTGCAATCCAAGGATTGACTCCTTGTTAAGATTATTTGCTATGATTGAAACTGAGTTAACAAGTCCCTGGACAGCTTGCAATTTAACCATTGTTTGAACAAGAGCCTCATTCTCAACACCAGCCAATGCAGCAGCTGATTGAATACCCTGGAATGCAGC